CTTAAAATGGATAGAAACGGTAAATTCTACAGATAATGGCATTAAAAAACACATTTACATTTAGAAGCAATGGTGGTAAGAAAAGAAGAGGTGTCCACAGTAAAAATGCTAGTAAATCTCAAAACGCTTACAAGAAACCCTATAGAGGACAAGGAAGATAAAAAAAGAGGAGACTATTGATCTCCTCTTTCTTTTATAAGCCCCTCAAGAATTATAAGATAGTTTATAGCATCTCCTATTTTTTCTTCTAACAGTTCATCTGTTGGGACCTCTCCGGGACATTTGCTTATAATGGTTTTAATACATTCAAAATGTTTGCAAGCATATTCCCAAGCTACACCTTCTGGTGTATCATGAAAAGAAAAACCTACACCTTTTTTAAATGATTGGAATACATCTAGGTCAGTAGCATATTCGTTCATTTTTACAGCATAAGTTTCTCTAGTTTTAGTGAACCTCTGTTCTAGAAGTTCCATGAATTTGTCATAAGTCATGCCTCTTTTTCAAGCTTTCTTAAGACTTCAGGATCAACATTTGGCATGCCATCCTCATTCACATTATTAGGAACACTTGGTTCCTCCATAGAAATCATTTTTTCTAAATCCATACGTAATTAATTAAAAGTTAAAGTTTTTCACCAAAACATTTTTTCATTATTCTTGTTAATCTTAACTCAATGTTGGTGATTAATTCAGTTAAAGTGGTTAAAGTTAATGCTATAACCCAAAATATTATAATGATAATTAGTAATATAGAACCGCTAATCATCTTAATGCAATCTAATAAAAATTTTCCCATTTTAAAATATATATCTAATTTTATTCCAAGGTATTACGTTATCATGTTCTTTTATAAATGCATCAATAAATTGTTCTTTTAACTTATGTTTATATCTAACGTTTCTACCTCCATACTGTGATGTTTTACTTTCTTGTAGACTAGGTGTCCACAAATCTATTTCTTGTTTTTCTTTATGATCTATTAAATTTTTGTAATGTTTATTCTTGTTGTGTGTTAAAAATATACACTCAGCATAAACACCTTCTTCATATCTAACATTGTTATTTATCAAAGCAAATAACTCTTCATAGTCATCTAACCAGCCTTCATAAACTAATATGGGACTAAAGTTAATATGAACATCATATCCTGCTTCTTTAAACTTATCTATTGCTTGTACTCTTTCTAATATTGTTGATGTATTGGGTTCATGTAATGCACGTTTCTTTTCAGGCATCATGCTGAACCGTATTCTAATTTTCTTGTTTGGATTGTATTTAAGTAATTTTTTGTTAACATACTTAGTTGCAAAGCTTGCCATTATATCTTCATTATACTTGAAAAAATCAAATATAAATTGCCAATCATGGTACTTACAATGAAGAGCAAAGTCTTCATTACAACTAATATCATATGTAATGTATTTTGAATGTGTTTGATTTGGTTTTTTTGTTTCTAGTTTTGCAAATATAGAATGGTTGTTTATCTCTGTAAGTATTTGATTTGCATTTGTTGCTATTGATAATCCTTCAGGCTTATGCCTTTTCATATAACAATATGAACAATCATATAAACATCCCCAACCAAAGCTTGGAGATATAAAGTCTGTAGATCTACCCGAAGGTCTAATCTTCAGACTTTTTCTAATATCTCTAGTGACTAAAGTCATATTTTAAATTCATCAAATGTATCATATTCTTGAGCTTCCATATCAGTATCCCAATCAGATCCTGTTATATACACTCCATCATTTACATGTCCATTACCATTTAAATCTACCCAGTTTTTATCCGTTTGATGTAAACCAGATTGACTTAATAGTTCTGCAGTCATAAACTCATGAAATTTTACTTGATCACTCATCCAAGTACGTGGATGTGACTTCTTAAAAGAATGTGTAACATGATTATAAAATGTCCATGCATTATTAAGATCTGCTGAATAATGATAAGATGGATCTTTCATCTCTGCTTTAATAACAGAAACTTGTGATGCATCAATAATCTCTTCATCTAAAAATAATCTACCCACTAATTCAGCTTGTTGTTTTTTAGGTAAGAATACTTGTCTCATTTTATTCTTATCATCAATTAGTTTGTCAAAATACTTATTAGCTGACTTAATTTGTGAACTTATTTGAGTATGAATATCATGATCTGCTTTACCTGTATGTTTTCTAGCATAGTTTGCCATGTCTCCACATAACATACCATTGCTACATACATTTACAAAAGCTCCTACAGCACACTGAAAACGTGTACTTTTATCATAAGAGTTAGTCCAAGCAAACATCATGCCCATTTCTTCATCTTTAGTAGAAGCAAGGTGATATACTCCTTGTGCTACTTTAGCATTCATATTTGCTCTGTAAAGTTCTTTTGTAATTCTGAACCCATTGTTGTCTAATAGAGTTTTAGTAACATCTATGACATCTTTATGAGGAATAACTGTATAAGTTTTTCCATGATTAGGTAGTGGTGCTGCCACTAACATATCTTTTGTAGTAGTTGTTGGTCTTGTGTATCCCATAATTTATTGGTTTAAATTGCCAGAGGGGGGCCATGCACGAATGGAACCTTGACCCCCTTGGACTTAATTACAAATATAATAATAAAACTTATTGAAACAATAACAATTGGTTGTTTTTTACACCAATTATGTTATTTATTTCTTTCTCAATTGCATTAAGATAATATTTCTCATTAATGTCATAGTCTGACCATTTTTTATTTTCTATTTTATTCATTACAGTTTGGACCCATTGTCCAGACTCTAACTGTATTTCTCTTTTATCATTCTTATTTATCTTTACGATCTTACAACCTTTATTTGAAATATAATATCTATTTATTTTTTGCAATTCATCTTGTTTAGCAACACCTTTATCTACATATATAGCATGTTGCCTCCATGCACCTTTAGATTTTGCTCCTATACAATAATCAAGAATATTTCTATTATGTTTTATTGTATATTCTGGTAAAGTTCCATCAACAAAATATGCATACAATGCTTTTGGAATGATCAGTTTAGATTTGTTCTTATGAAGAGCTAACCCTTCATACTCAAATCTACCTTTACATTTAGCTTTACCATTAGTGTCAACAGCTATATAGTTATTAACATCAGCTAATACTAGTTTACTATATTGATCATGTTCTAGGTTAAGATTGGTAATCTCTTCCCATTCTTTACAGATCTCCATATATAAGTCTATCTTATCTCGTGGGATTACAGTCTCAACACCATCAGTGTTTTGCATTAATGCAGTTGCTTCAGGTATCCTAGTCATAATCATTTCATATAACATCATTAGTGTAAGCTGACCATTAATGGTAATAAACATAGTAAACTGAGGATCATATAGAAAAGAGTTCTTATCATTACTTAACCCATAAGTTGAGTTTAAGATAATTTTATACACATAGTTCATTGGATCACTCTTTGGTATCTTCTTTCTTTCATCAAAGAACCATTGATATAATTCACAAAACTTTTCTTTAGGTATATGAGCCGGTGCATACTTATTAACAATAGCTAAGTTAGGATAGAAGCTAGTAACATCTGACGACATTATAACTCTTTCATCATTAGACTCATAAACCCCAGCTTTAGTAGCACCATGAGCACCACCTAATCCAAAGTCAGTCTTCACACCTTTATATATAACAGAAGATTTAAATCCTCCTTTAGTATAATTAGGATTTATTTCTACAGTTTTAAACTTTTCTAATAAATTTTTAAACTCAGGTGTTTCAAACTTAATATAGTCTAGTATAAGATCATTTACCTTAATTACATTTCTAAAAGTTCTTAACTTCTTAATTTCATATCGTGGCATGTCAAGCTCTTTACTAAGATAATAAGCAAAAATTTCTTTACTTATTCTTGGTTCAGATGCACTAAATAAATTTATGTCATATTTTTCAGTTAAGTTCTTTCTTAATGCAATCAAAGGTTTACATCTATTAAAAACTTCTTTAGTAGCTTCTACATCATTAATACAGTATTCAACAACTAAATCTAACTGATCCTGTGTATTTATCTCTGTATCATGATGTATAGGCATGTCTAAAATATTATCCCA